TCAGCCTTCTTGCCAAATATTTGAGTACTGTTTGCAAATCTTCACCAACGTCATACGTGGCCGCACGAGGCGATGGCTTAAACATTAGTCACACTCCTTGACTATTTGAGGGCGAGAGTCTATTTTTTCCACCTTTTTAATGGCATCAATAGACTCCTCTGCGCTTTCCAAAGAAAGCCAACTTGAAGAAACAGTGTGCCACCACCAAAGCGTTCGCTCTTGAACGTCGTAAACAGTGGTGTCAGGCAGAATTGCACTGGGTCGCCGAAGAATGCGAAATCGTGCCATTAATTGCTGTTTCCGTGAGGTGAATAAAAAGACTGATTAGGACTTAGCCTCCTCAATCAATAACGCGAAAAATCCTGCGACGTTCTTCTACATAGTCTTTTGCACTGTCAAGATCGCCAAACTCCTGAACGTAGTCCCAAAAGCCAAGCCCAAAGACTATTGAACGAAACTGCTCAACTTCATAGAAAGGCTGGCCGGGAAGCGTTACATGCGGTACTGGGATAATGCGAAACCGTGCCATGGTTCAATGGAGAAGAAGACTCATCATAGGGCATCTTTGGGAATTGAACCCAATACTCTAGGCTCCATGGCCTAACGTGTTCCGTACACCAAGATGCAAGAACGGTCCTCAGCATGGCACATGCCAAGTTCAGACCGTAGGGGAGATGACGGAATCGAACCATCATTGCCAAGGAACGGAATCGAACCGTCTCTGACGCCGTCGCGCCCACCGACCAAGGTGCTCTCCCAGTGACCCCCTGTTTTGTGCATCATCCCTGAAAACCATTTTCCCGACGCCAGGAAAATGGTCTCCGTCTGGGAGCTAGGCATAGGGGGTGTTACGCATGATGCAAGGCTTCAGGGCCTTACTTGCTTCAGGGCGTTTCATGCAGGATAGATGGAGCAAGCGTGACTGGCCTACCGACAATCGGGCTGTGAGTTAACCAGGCGTATCCAAACAGAGGCTTGCCCTCTATCAAAACGCAAGCCAGGAAAGGCACTCCACAACCAACGGTGGACCTCAGAACTGGCTGCACACTGCCGACAGAGCAGCAGTGGTGATAGCCCGATGCAAAGCAGAGCGGGAACTCAACAAGCATAGCAAAAGGCGCCCCGAAAGGCGCCTTGCATTCAAAAATTAACCTTCACCCCTGTCCCTTAGGTAGATAACGGCTTGCTCTAACGTACTAATCAAATCATTTGCATTGCCAAGCATTAAGTTGCATTTTTGGCAAAGCATGCCACGGACTTTCCCTGAGGCGTGGCAGTGGTCAACCACCAGCTCCCTAGTCTTCCTGTCCGACTCCTCTGCACCGCAAATTGCGCACTTGTGATCCTGACTCTCTAAAAGACAAAGGTATTCTTCGTAGCTGATACCATAGTTGCGCAGCAAATAGGAGTTCTTGGCTTTAATGGGATCCTTCTTGGGCTTGTTTCCACTTGCGATCATTTCCGCATAGCGCCTTTGATCATATTCGCGCTTTGATTCGCGCCTTCTGCTGCAATAATACTCAGCGTTGCCGTTGTAACGAGCCCTCGCTTTGGCATTGCCGCATTCCTTGCACCATCCCTGCCTACCCATCATTCCCTTGGGATGCTTTGCAAATTCCTCAAGGGGCTTAATTTCGCCACAGACAGTGCAAGGGCGCCTGCCGTCTTGAATGATCGCTTTGCCCAGTGTGCGGCCATCGGGCCTGCGCGTGTTTCCCATGTGATTTGCTCGTCCTGCTAATTATAATAAGTAAATAGCGTAAAAAACAAAAAGGCGCCCAAATGGGGCGCCCTGCTATTTGGGAAGAGAAGCGAGGGGTCTCTAAGAATACATAGGAAGCGAGGTGTTCGGACTTTCAAAGAAACTAATCGCCCTACTGTTCCTGCTAACTGCCATATCAGGAGCCTTGCCTGTCCAGAACAAGCTCTTCGATTGGCGCAGCCAAAAATCTTTGTTCAGCCACTGATTAGACGACGCACCAAGATCATCAAAGAGCCAAGCAGCAGTAGCGGCACGAAGCCTGTCAAGGCTTTGGCTTTCTTTCTCGCCTAGCTCTTTGCTCACCATGGCATTGGCCACTGTGTGAACCCTTTCATCCCTACTGATGTCTTGCGAAACAGTGCGCATGCCAACGTCACCAGTTTGGCGAAAGAACGGAAGTGCCACAAAGAAAATAGAACGCTCCATGATGCCCGCCTTCAAAATGGGGTGGGCAGGATGTTCATTCCATGCCTTCAAGATGTTCATCACTTCCTTTTCAGCCTTTTCATCTGTGCCATGAGCATCAGCCACATAGTTCAATGCATCCAAGTGGCGATCCTCATCCTCCTGATTGGAGCGAAGAGTTTCAACGATGCCAGGCGTCGAAGGAAGCTCGCGCTGCATGCCTTGTTCCAAGAGTTCCTTTACGGGAATCTCTAGATGGCGCAGCGCAAGCGCCTTGAATAGCGTCGCCTCAGCTCCTTCAGTCACTTTCCCCTTGGCCACGGCAACGGGCTGCCAAGAGCGCTTCTTGGTAAGCAAATTGAGATAAGGGCTTGCAGTGGTCATTTTTCAATAAAACAATGGAAAGGAATTAGGCAAGAAAAGGGCCATAAGGCCCTTTGTTCATTCAGCACAACTAGAGCAAAAACCGCCGTCCAATGAACAACTTTCAGGGGCATCTTCGGCATCATTGTCGAAGCCAAACATGCTCTTGAAATCTTCATCGAGCGCGGCGTATGCGTCATCTTTACGCTGCATGTCTGGAAGAACTTGCAGGCTGTAATAGATGCTTGTCTGAGGAGATTCTAGCCAATCACGCAGGAATGCTTCATCGTAAGTAACTAAATCTCCCCAAGTATTCATGGAATAACCATGGAAAAGGCCAGTGCGTTGATACAGCGAAATAATGCCATTTGCCACCTTGAAGAAAGTGTCCCAGCCCACTTCAGCAGCAATTTCCACTTCTCCATAGTCAAAGCTTTCCACGCCAAATGTGCCACTATCCCGATCAACAATGCGACCAATGGGAGGTGCAATTTCAGGAGCAGTGGTGAAACCACGAGTGTCAAGGTAGCGATAGGAGCACGATGCAGTGGGGGCAATGCAGAAAGCACGTTCCATGCCATGCTCACGAGCAATTTCTGCAGCTTTTTGAATGCCCTGATCCAATTGCCACACGGCTTCACCAGCAATGGTCTCTTTCCATTGCTCAAACCATGCACGAGGATCTTCGGCTAAAAATGCATTCAATGCATAGCCAAAATCTTCATAGCTAATGCCATGAATGGCGAGGAAATTAGCCAAGCCCAGCACGCCCAGGCCAATTTGTTTATCGATGGAAGGGGAAAGATATTCTCCAGTGTCACCCACGCCAGTATTGGGATGGAGATCAACTAGCTGCTGCATGCCTTCAATAAAAGCGCCTTGCAAATTATCAAAATTACAGGCGCCAAGATTCACATGCTGAAGAAGGCAAGTGCCGCGATGCTTCAGCCAAATCTCTTCGCAAACGTTCGGCCAAATACGCTCCCCCTTTGCATCAAAACGCTTCTTAGTTAGCCACATATCTCCATTGCCAATTCCCTTAAGCAATGCGCTGATTAATTCAGGCGAAGCTTTTTCAAAGAATTGCTCATCAACGGTTAAAGAACGCTTTACCCACGGCAGCTCGCTCCGCGATGCATTGATAAATTTAATTGCATCTGGATGATCATAATCAAGATGCAAAGTAACGGCGCCATTCTTAAACGCGCCACCACGCCGCAGTACTTCATTTAGTTTGCTATACAAACCAGCAAAGCTCACTGGGCCGCTAGCCGTAAGGCCGCGTCCATTTTCGGAACCTTCGGGACGAAGCTTTGACAAATTAACAGCAGCGCCAGCGGCATTACGAAGAGCATGAGAGACAAAGCGCCACGATGCTTCAATACCATCTGGCCCTTCCATTGAATCTTCCACTACAAACGTAGTGCAGCTAACGGCTAAACGTCCTTCGGGATTGTCCAGCCAGTCTTGCACCCTGCCAGTGCGGGCAATTGGTTCACATTTTGCTTTTTGCTTGAATCCCATGAGACAACGAAGCCCCGCTCAGCGGGGCGCGATCAACTTAGGAAGGCTAGCGCAAACGGCCTTTTTCAATGACCTTCTTAAGGAAGACGACATAACCAAATGGCATGCCAGGTGCCAGCCATTAGCGCAGCACCAAGCAGACCAGACCACAATGCCACGCGCAGCTCATGCTCGCGAATGGAACGATGGACAAAAGCTTTCATTTCTTCTTCAGTCATTAGTCGCAAAGATTTTCAGCATCTTCCATGGAGAGGCGGTCTTTAATAAAAAGCTTCGCCTCGTTCAAAGTACGAAAATAACAAGGAGCGCCGTCTATTGCAGCAAACCATTGAAATTCTGGCCTGCTGAAACACGGCCAAAGCTTTACGCCTCCATAGTTAAACGGCTGCCTCTCGGGAAGATTAAACATGGGGCTAGTTCGTAATTTTATTACGCTAGCCCGTTTCAATGGAAAGGAAAGTGGCGTTTTATACAAGCTTTAGCTTTTACACACGCAACGTACCCCTCCTTTTCTTTTCTTTTAATTCTTCCACTTTCTTCAGCCCATCAATTTCGACCTGCCCTCCATCACTTAGCTCAAGCCTGCGAGAAGGTAGCTTCACAATTTTCCCCTGTTCAGTGAGTACATTGATGGTGTTGTAAATGGTCTTGGGCCTGTAAAAGCGATTGGCAGGATGCTTGATTAATAGGCTTGGAAAGCATTGCTCATTTTCTTGCGCAAGTTCGTCAATAGCCCACATCACAAAACGCTCTGCATTCTTGACGAAGCCAGGAAGACTCCTGTCCATCTGCGCCTCGATAAGCATTTGCTGCTTATCAGACTCTGCTGGGCACCAACGCAAGCGACGATGATCCATTCCGCATTCCCTCTTGAGAAGCAACGTTTCACACACCGCTTCAGTTTCCAAAAAACGCTTCAGGCCAGGGCGCAAGGCGTACCAATTATCAAACTTGTGGCAATCCTTGAAGCGCTCCGCCAGTTCCTTCTCCCGCCTACCAGCGGCCTGGAAAGCTTTGACGACGACGAGCGGTTCGTGGTTCGCAAACAGCAAATGCTCCAGCAGCCCCGCAGGATTGTCCGTGCAATCCATGCGTAGCACGGTTTCATTTGACGACCAATGGGAAAAAATGAGCCATTTGGCAGTGTCCACGGCGATACCAAGAAAAATTTCTTCCCCACCATAGCACGGTTGGGAACGCTGGGAAAAACACCTACCCCTCCGCGCTAGTTATGATGTCCATAGGCGGAGCACGCTTTGTTTTGGCTGGCTTCTCCCGCACTAGCCCGACTAGCCGCGCTTCAAGACGCTGTGAGCCCCAAAGGCGAACATTCCTGACAAGCGGCGAAATCAAAAGGGCTTGACTAGCTGCGTTCTCTAGACCAGTGAGCCCCCAAGGCGAACGTTTCAGACAAGCAGCGAAAATCAAAAGGCCGGTGCTAAACAAAAAGCCCGCGCAAGAAAGGCTGAGCCAGCTCCTAAGTAATGGCTCGGGCAAATAGTGCGTATCACTAGACAGGGCTTAAAAATTGCTTTTTCTATCTAAGAAAGCTTGAACGGCGGCTTTAGGCCGCCTTTTTGCTGAGAACAATGGAAAGGAAAGTGCGCGATTTTGTGCGTCATTACGACGGCTTCGGGCCGTCTCCATTGGAGAAGCTAATCGTCTGAAATGCCTCAAGCGGCGTCCTGCGGACTTGCTTTCGGCATAGTGCCACTAGGTTTTGCTGGTTATAGTTTTGCAAATGCTTCTCTCCAATGACTGCCTTGCTGGAAAAACGCTGCCCTAAATGCGGTATCGTTAAAGATGATAACCAGTTTGCTAAAGATCGCAGTAAAAAATCTGGCCTAAGTAGTCACTGTAAGCAATGCAAAGGAATCGAAACTAAGCAGTATGAAATAAACAATCCAATGATGAATCAAACCAATGCGATGGTTCGAGGTGCCCGCGATAGGGCAAAAGCTAAAAACTTGCCGTTTGATATTGACCATGAATATATTCGTTCTATTATTCCCTCTCGTTGCCCAATCTTTGGCGTAAAGCTCGAATGGTCTGCACGTCGCGGAAATAAATCAGCGCCCCTTCCAAATAGCCCCTCCTTAGATCGCATTGACCCAACTAGAGGTTATGTAAAAGGCAATGTATGGATAATTAGTCATAAAGCTAATTGCATTAAAAGCAATGCCTCTCACGAAGAGCTAAAATTAGTAACAGAAGCAGTCGGACGCGCCATCGTTAATTCGCTTGAATGGTAGGTATAAATACCTAGAGGGTGAAAAAGCAGGTCAAAATATGCACCGATTCTGAAAGGGGTATGCCCAGCTTACCACGATAGTACTGCCGTACTATTGCTCCCTAGCCAGCACTATCAGCTAAGCTTATGCCTGGCATAGCCAAATCTTATGTTACAGAGTGTGACAATCGCTTGACACGGCCCGTACTATCGCTTATAGTACAGAGACGGACGGGCGACCGTCCGCGCACCTCGCAAATTAATTATGTCGATTGCAGACATGTTCGCCGCTCAGTTACAAGAACTGAAGCGCCAGGATAAAGAGTCTCAGCGTCGCACTCAAGCGTTAATCGAACGATCCCGTCGTTTGATTGAAGAACTAGAGGCGATAGATTTAGACTCAGAAGTATAGCTAAAAGGCCCCTAAAATAGGGGCCTTTTTAATTGTATACAATATGCGGCTATGCGCATAGGGGGATATTCTCTCCGTTGCGCACTATGCGTGATGGCGCATACGAACAGGCAAAGCAAAGGCCCGTCATCCTGAGGGCCAGGAGACGGGCCAGAAGGGCAGGTTAGAGAGTGTTAGCAGGGGGGATAGCCGATGCTACGTAAGCGGGCCTGAGAGGGCATGAAGCGAACGTAGAGCAACCATAGGAAGGGCGTACGGATTGAGAAGATGGCTAGCCAGCCACTAGCCCTAGAGCGCCATGAAGCGAACGATGCAAGAACGGGAAGGGCAGGGGCTGATCGTGATAGCCATAGGAATCGGGAGGGCGACAGGCAAATCAGCATGGGGCTAGTGTGTGTCGCTGATCAGCCAACGGTCTGTGGCATCCCATGGGCAGGGCGGGACGGTGCCTGCGACGATGGCGGCCTTGCGTTCCTGTTGTAGGCGGTCGGTTTCGGCGGCATGCCTGATGACGCTGGCCAGCAAATCGGCCATGTCCTGATCTGAGGCAGCCACTAGGCCGATGGTGGCGCCTTTGTCGGTGGTGACGGTCTGTAGGGTCGGACGTTCGGGGCGGGTCATGATCAGCCTTCCCATTGCGTGATGGAGAGGGCGGCGTATCCGCCGCCTGCTAAGGGCTGCCACTGGCCGATGATGGGAGCCAGGCTGAATGCTGCAGCAGCGGGGCCAGCGCCGCGCGATCGTTTCGTACGCAGCAGCACAGCCACGCCATCGTGACCGCCTGACTGAGGGCCGGCGGGATCCAGGAATCTATGGTCTGTGGTGTCACCGTCGACTACTAGCAGGCGGACTAGGCGGGCACCATCGCGCAGCAGCAGGGCAGGCGGCAGCGGGGCGCCCTTGGGCAGGGCCACGGGCACAGCCAGGCGGAAGTTGTGGGCGATGGCGTCCAGGGCGTGCCTGGTGCCACCAGGGCGGTCTGCTGCTAGCGAGGCGGTGGTGTCGATTCCAGCGGAACGCTGAGCGATCAGGCCAAAGGGGCCAACCACTGGCGCCTTGCTGTACTCATACTGGCGGATGCTGCCTGCAGGGGCCAGACTGAGGGCCTCGCTGATGGTGGTGCCGATGCCTGGTACCACGGGCAGCCCGTAGCGGTGGGCGATGGCAGCCGCCTCGCTGTCGTTAAGGTTGAACCTCAGATCGTGCCAGGGCAGATCATCAGTGCCCCGCAGGCGCACAGCCAGGGGCAGGCCTTTACGTTGTGCACGCTGCCACTCTCTAGCGATGGCCACTAGCACGGCCACGGCGTAGCCCTTGGGCGACCACAGGAACGCCAGGGTTCGGCGGGCACGGGCAGCAGCAACAGTAGTAGACAGGCCACCATGGCCCGCCCATGCCAGGCAGCCCGCCTGGCAGCCCTTGCTAGCCCATGGGCACCCATTGTGAGCGAGGGCCAGGGATTCTACGCTTTGTGCTCGGGCTAGCTCAGCGATGCCAGGCAGGCGGGAACGTGGGGCGGTGGTGGCATCATCAGGGCCAGCCACGGCAGCAGCCAGGGCACGGGCGGGCAGGTGGTGGAGAATAACGGGCCAGGCGGCAGCCGTGCCCTTAGCCAGCTTGGCATTAGAAGCGCCTACGGTCAGCAGGCTATCTAGCGACAGACTGAAGCGATCTAGCAGGCCTGCTACATCAGCAGGCAGGGCGTCGCGACGGGGGCGGGCGGTGGTAGTGGTGGTCATTGCGACGTGGTGGTAGTGGTGGGCATTGAAAAGGGCGCCCCGTGGTAGGGCGCCCTAGCGGTCAGGCGGAACGGCGGCGGGCAGGGCGGGCGGCAGCATCGCACAGGGCAGCGGCGCATAGGGCCACGCTAGTTCCGCCAGTGGTAGCAAATAGCAGGAACGGGGCAGCGTATGGGGCAGCGGCAGCAGCGGAAGGGGCGGCTGTGATGCGCTGGCCATAAGTGCTGCAGCACAGGGCACAGCCGGTAGCAAGGGCAGCGAGGGCGGCGGCGGAGATGTAGTGGCGCATGGTTGGCAGTCAGTAGGTGAGAAGGCGGCCATCGCTGGCCGTGAACGGACAATAGGCGATAAGGCGGGGCGGGCTAGTGGCCCGCCTTTGTATCGTTATATTTCTTCACAATCGCTCAGTTCTGCTAGATCCTGCAGGAACGCTTCTAGCGTGGCAACGGGCAGCCAGCGGGCCAGTTCTTCTAGCAAGACGGGCAGCCCTGATCGGGCTAGCCCTAGTTCATCGGCCCTATCTAGCAGCAGGGCGCGAACGTAGGCAGGGGCGGGCATGATCAGGCAGCAGCAGGGCGGGGCAGCATACGACGCTGCAGGAACGACAGCAGGCGGTCGTTGAAACAACGGGCCAGGGCATCAGCCAAGGGCAGGCCATCGGCCACCATATCGGCAGCGCGATCAGCCGCCTTTAGATAGAGGGCCAGGGCGTGGGGATTGTAGAAGCGGCGGCGGGCTTGCTGGATGTCGTATTGAGTAACGTGGTGGGCTAACTGCTGCTGCAGCGACAGGGCAGCGATCAGGGAACGGCGGGGCATGGTCCATAGATAAAGAGAGGGAAGGGCGCCCATGGTGGGCGCCTTAAGCGGTCAGTTAATGAGGGCCAGGCGGCGGGCACGGGCTAACAGGGCAGGGCGGGATGCCTTAGCAAGGGCGGCAGGATCCTGGCCTGCAGCAGTCAGGGCAGCGATCAGGGCAAGGCGTGGGCTAGCAGCGCTTAAAGGTTCGGGCAGCCGATCAGCCAGGGCAGCGAGGGCAGCAGCCAGGCGGCGGATCATAGGGGCCAGGCGGCCACGCTCAGCCCATAGGCGGGCAGTTAGGGCGTGGGCGATGGCAGCCACTAGCAGGAGGGCAGCCAGGGAACGATCAGCGAGGGCGGGCCAGTCAATGCGGCCCACGTATCTAAGGGCGTCGCTGACAGGCGGGAAGGCGGGCTGCTGATAAAGGGAAGCGGTCATGATTAGTCAGTTGGTAAAGAGAGGACGGAACGTTTCGGGCGTTCCTGCAGGAACACTAGGCGCGATGAAGGTCACGCCCCGCCAGTTGCGGGATATTGAAATATTTCGTAACAATGCTTGTATGCGCATAAACGCATAAAAGCATGGGAGCCTGGCAGTGCTAGTTGAGAATGAGAATCAATTGCAACCAGGGCCATGCCTGTATGCGCATAGCAGCATAACCGCATAGCAGTGCAAACGTACTAGTGATAATGAGAATCAATTGCAATAGGCGTGTATGCGTGTATGCGCATAGGCGCATAGTAGTACAAACGTACTGGGGCTTATTGATAATGATTCTCAATTGCAGCGGTAGTACAGGCGTACTGGCGAGTAGTACAAATGTACTAGAAAATGCGCTATTTAGGCGGCTTCTACTATACCGCGTTCTGCTTAGTCCCCATACCGCCTTTCGCTTAGTCCCTTTACCGCCTTTCATTTTGTTTTCACCAACCATGGCCATCAAAAGCCGCCTTTAGGGCGGCTTCTTCGCTAGTAAACGGTCCTCCTACAAAGCTTTCATCATCATCAGCATAGAAATACCAGCCTTCCACAAGTTCTGTGCCCCTGCAGCAATCTTCAGAAAAGAAATCAACGAGGATCACGAGAATTCTCCAACGATGTAGTCAAAAGGCCCTTCACCATGGCCAATGCAATGCCCTGCAAGTAAAGCATGCCTGGCAAGACCATAAGGCCCTATTTCTGCATAGTTATCTTTTAGCCATTGTTTATCAAGGAGCCTATCAGGCTTACCACTCCTATCCCAGACGATGGAGAAGAACTTTCCATTATCCACAAAGTCTCCATATTCATCTCTTATTTCATAGTGATGATCTTTCGTTAAATAATCAATGCGGCTCCATAGTTGCTGCCAATTGTTGATGCCATCTTCTGGATAGACATGGAGACCAAAGCACCAGCCATAAGAGCCTTTACCAAGATGTAAGGGAGGTTCTTCTTCCTTACCACAATGAAAGCACTTAGGAGCGTGCAAGTAGTAATTGGTGCCCATTTACTTTGCTTGCCCCCATTGTTCTGCCATTGCCTGGGCAATGCCTTTATAAGTGGTACTACGAAGCTTCCACCTATCTGCGCTTGGCGGCATGCGATGCACTTTTGCTTCCCTTCCTTCAACTATGTCCGTTGGAACAAGACAAGGCAGGTTTTTAAGCCATAAACACGTGGCTTTTGTTTCGCCATGGCCAAATTGCCAGGGTTGGATAATTTGATCTGGCTTGCGCATACGAGACGAGATGATGCTGATTGGATTCTCTAGAGCTATTTTTTCTATGGGAGCATTTAGCAGTAGCTGAACAAAATCCAATGCTTCTGCCTGTTCTTTTTGCTTTTCTTTAAACCATCGTGCTCCACTAACTGCTAAATGAGTGCACGGAGGGTGAGCAATCATTAAATCAAAGCCATCGTGCAAGATATCACGCACATCGCCTTGATAATGCGGACCTGATCGATCAGTAGGTAACAGGTCACAACTAATGGCGTCATGGCCTTTGGCAATGAAGGCATCGCGGACAGTGCCACTGTATTCACAAGCAACTAATACTTTCATTGTCATTTCACGAACTCCTGCAGGCGCTTCCACAACCATTGTTCCTTGGTATCAGGGCGCATCAGCTCATAGCCTTCATGATCAATGATGGCATCACCAGCGCTGTCTATGTGGCCTTCAAGCTCCATGCGCCAGATGCCCCTACAAGAGCCTTTCTGGTCAAAGATGGCAATAGTGTCCTCCCGATCCTCCATCGCTTGCCTGACGTGGAAAACAAGGTCTTTGAGACGGGCCGCTTGGTAGCGGCCTTTAGTGGGAGGGAAATACGGGCCGTTGTCTTGATAAGTGAAGATGGTAAGCATGGTTCAGAAAGCAGGACGATCAAGAATGGTTTCGGGCTCTTCTTCAGCCTCGTGGACAATTTCTTTGAGCTGGTCAATAATGCAGCGAATAACATAGGCAGCACCTGGTCCCGCTTGGTTTAGCAGCTCGTCCATTGTTCTAATTTCATCATGCACTTCCTGAATGGTTTCAAAAGTCTTAAGGGCGTATGGCACGCCCCATTCATCATCAACAATGAGAGAATAAGGCATGGTTCAAGCGTGAATGATGTTGTTGAAATACTGTTCAGCTTGCCACTTATGATCAAAGATGCCATAGGAAGTGGTGTGGATAGAGAGTTCGCTTAAACGTTCCCAACCATAAGCTTCCCATTTAATGGTGCCATCAGCGCAATGATAGGGCTGAATGCCATAGCCACTGTGTTGCGCTTGACGATCAGCCTCTAAGCGGGCTTCGTAAGAAGGATAGTGTTTCATGATGAGAGAGGAGAAGGGGCCTTGCGGCCCCATTGACAATCAGCGCTGTTGGTCGCAGACGCCCATGAGCATCTCACCAACGTACTGTTGAGCAGCGCGAAGCTTGTCGAACGCTTCATCACGCTCCTTGCGGGCTTGATAGTAGGCATTAGGACCTTGAGGATAGAAATCCCGACCGTTCAGCTCGGCTTTTGCCAATGCGTCGATGGCCTTGTCAATGGCATCGTAAGCAGCAGCGTAGCCATCTCTAAGATCGGTGAAGCTGGTGCCGTTGAGGTGGATGGTGGGGATAGTGGCCATGGGAAAACGGTGGCGACAAAGGAACAATACAGGAGAAAGGCCCTGTTTCCAGGGCCTGTTACAAAACGAAACAATCAATAGAGACTCTCAATGCGAAAGGGGCCAAGCCTGCCCATGCGGAGAGCTTTTTCTTTTACAAATTGCTGGCTATTTGTCTTGGTATTCTTTATTTTGTACAGGCCAGTTTCTGGATATATTTTTGCCACGATATATTCTCCTCTCCATTGTTTGAAGCCATAATCATAGAGATCAACAATGGTGCCAATAGAGAATTTCATGAGGACAACAGACGCTTGATGTCGCGCTCTACATTCTTCAATGCTCGCCAATCAGCGCAGCTTGTACTGCAAACGAGAGTCTTGCCAGAAGAATGCTTAAACACATAATGCTTGTTCTTTCTATGAAGAACAAAACCATGCTTTTTAACAAGCTCAAACAATGCGCGTCTATTGTCCTTTAATGCCATTACAAATAACGCCAGACATCGTCTTGCATACTGTCAGCAAGAGTCAAGAAGAAAGCCTTTGTACGCTTTGCTGGTTTATTTGCTGGGGCATAATCAGGCGCTTTATGAACAAGGGCCAGAAGCTTAGAGCGAGCAGCAGCGCGATCATCACGAGAATAGTTTGACAAAGAATAGCCAGCATCTTTCACCATACGAGAGATGGCACGCTGGGAGCGAGTGAGGAAGGGAGTGCAGGTCATTGTTCAGAAGACGAGAGTTTGACCATTGGCTTTAATGCTCAATACGCGCTCACAATCAAACGAGCGCCATGCGCCTTCTCCTGCAGTACGAGCAATGGTGAAATCACGGCAGCGAATAATACTGGGCTTCTTTACGGCAGTGCCCGTACCCTTGATTTCTTTGGTGTCGCGAGGATTGAAGCAAAGACTACGAACAGAGCCGTCTGCTTTTACAAAGCGCACGTTCACAATGCTGCTACCAGCATTGAAGATGAAGCTTTTAATTTTGTCAGTTTTAGTCATTGGAGGAGCCATCGCTGGCAAAGGACTAGAGAAGGAAAGGAGCCCCCGAAGGGGCTCTTTCGCGTTCCCAACGGAATAGTAGAGCTATTGAACGGCGTTGTCAAGGGGAGCAGAGCCGCTTTGCGGCTCAGAGCCACGAAGTGGCGCCACTGGGAAGCCGTTGGCAATGCGGCAATAGCGTTCTGGGTGGAGCTTTAGGCATTTTGTCAAGCCCTCTTGATTGGGCATTGCCTGAGGGGCGGCCACCAAAGCAAAGGCACCAAGCCCAAAGGCGCAGGTGACAAGCATGAAAGAAGCGAGATTGGCAATCATGGTTTTAGAGGCGAGCGATGCAGAAGTTACAGCAAAACTTGTCAGTCGTCAAGGTCCAGCGCATCTAGGCATAATTCACGCTCTGCATCGCTGGGCTTTAGGTAGTTCAAGATAAATCTATGCTCGCCCTGCTCTGTCAGCGCATCAACATAAAACTGAATAACTTTTACAACGCTTGAATTATTGCTTTTTCGGACTTCTGTCCATCCCGCCCAAGACTCTTCCTTCAAAATTTCTGGGCATTCGGCGTGAAGCGAGGAATCAATTAACGCGGCTTGTTCGACTAAAAATGCTTGGAAGCGACTTTCCATGTGCCAATAAGCGATAAAATCGCCATATTCTTCATTGATTCTGTTTTTAATATTTGCACTGATTCCAATTTTTATGTAATCTGGAAACTTGGCCAATTTAAACGCATACACTACAGACTTGCTGTTTAAGCCCCAGCGTTTAGGTTCTAGCAGCATTGAATAAAGCGATCCTCTCCACATCCCGCCACAACAGGGAGGAACCCTTGCCTCCAATGAACGTTTTGGCGCCATCAGAAAAGTTTTGCCGTGGCGCAAGCATCTATGCAGAATAGGAACACGCCGAGTTACATAAGGCTCAATAGCCTCGCACAGGCCAATTTGCGCAAGCTTATTTTCGTACACAGCTTTTGCCTTGTCATGAGACTGCCTCCCGCAGCACTTCATACCATGGCCAGTCATAATGTCTCCTGGACGAGCAGGCCAAGTCTCTCCGTGTATCAAGCACAAGTGGTCAATTGGCGTTGTGCAATTGATATAAGAAGCCACCCTTTTTGCTTTTCCGAATTCGGAAATCCTTCTGTCGTACTCTTCCTCACTCAATCTTGCTGGCATAATTCAAAACAAAAGCCCC